CGGGGCCGGTCGGCGTCCCGTCGGTCGGCTGTCCGTCCGCGCTCGGCAGATTGGAGTACGGTACCGGCCCCTTGGGTGCACTCGGCTCGTCCACCGTGGCCGCCTTGATCGCTTCCGCGAGCTTCTGGCGCCCGAGCTGGAACTGCCCGTAGACCGCCGCGACGTAGGGCAACCCGCGGCTGCCGTCTTCGTTCGTGGTGCGTCCGTAGACCGTCTGTAGCCGCTGATACTCGTCTTCCACATTGCGGATGATGAGCGTGTACGGCACTTCGTCGATCACTTCCACCGTCTGATGCATCGCTTCGAGAATCGGCAGCTCCCAGGCGCGAATCGTCGTGGGAATCTCCGTCACTTCCGAGCGATGCACTTTAATCGTCAAAATCTTGATCGCCATTATCTTCTCCGAGGGTTGTTGTGAGAAAGAGAGCCCCGGCGGCCGTAGCCGCCGGGGTTGTTGGTCGCCTTAGACGTAGTTCATCTCCGCATCCATGAACGACACGGTGATCGCGTCCGCCGCGCCGCTCGTGAGGCAGATGCCCACGAAGCCCGGATTCAGCGTGACCGCACGGTTGTCGAAACCGGCGGATACCGTGTTGACGTTCACCGAGGGGATCGTCGCGTGGCCCGTCGCGCTCAGGTTGTGAGTCATGGCGAATTCGCCCACGACCACACCTGTTGCGCTGACTGACTGCACGCGCGCCTCGATGTCCACCCACGCCTCATCGGCCGCCGCAGTGCCTGCCGGTTTCACGAATGAAACCTGCGCGGTGTCCGCGGTTGTGCCGGCGGTGCCGAAGGCGATGTCGAAGGTGCTGGCAGCCGAGCCGGCCGCCGTCTTCGTCATGTTGAACGTCCAGCTCAGCTTCGTGCCGACCTTGAGTCCGTCCGCCGGAATGGCGAGAGCGGAACCCGTCAGGTACGTGCGCGTGGCTGCGGCTGGGGTCTGTGCGGTGACAGAGAAGTTGCGAATTCGCTCGGAAGGCGAGCGGCCGACGCCGGTGGCCGGGCCACCTACGCCTATCGGCAGCGTGTCGAGAGCGGGCTGCAAACTGGACTGTACACCGGGAAGCATGATCGTCATTTCAATATCTCCTATTGCTCGTTACTGGGACCGCATCACACGGTCGACAGAACGGCGTGCGCGTTGCGCTTGTTGGTGGTGAACGCTGCCTTCGCGGTCAGGCCGGTGTAATGGACGTAGCGGTCGTACACCCGAGGCGGGCGACGCGCAATCATCCAGTGTCCGCCGATCGGCCGCAGCTTCAGATGCGACGTGTTCAGCATGTAGCACCGCTTCACCCACGGAACCGTGGGGGCATACGTGGTGTCCAGAACCGAGAAGTTCGGGTCCCATATGATCTCGATACCCTTGAAGTACAGGCCAGTCGAGATGCGGTTGCCGATGCTCGGGTCCAGCTTGGTCCCGCTCTTGACGCCTGAGCCGTCTCCGAGAATGACCTGACGCGCGATGCCGCCGTTGCCGGCCGTCTGAGCCTGCACGCGGTAGTTGTCGATGAACGTCTCACCTGCGAGCAGGTAATCCGGGGGCTGGCCGCCGACACGGATCGTCGCACGCCACGCCTGTTCCATCGTCTGGATAAGGGATGCGACCGCGATGCCGGTTGAAGCGTAGTTCCTCCACCAAGCGTTCGCCGCCTGCGAGGCGTCGATGCCGCCCACGATTCCGACTGTAGGAGTCGTGCTGACCAGAAGGTCAAGGCCGGGGATGTTGGTCGGGGACTGTGTGCCGTCCAGGTGCAGCATGTAGTCGAAGTTCTCGACGAAGCCGAGCTTCAGAGTTTCGAGGTTCTCCGACAGGAGGTTGGTCAACTGAACCTTTTCGGCTTCAGTCGGGGTGCTCGAACGGTCGTCAGTCATGACGATGCCGTTCTGCGCCAGTTCGTCTTCGTTCAGACCGAAGCCGTCATGGAAGGCGCCCCAGGTGAACTTGGCCTGGTTGAGTGTGCGCTTCCGGTTGTACGTGACCTGCGAGTCACCGAAGTACGACTGGAAGTTGCTGTCGTTCTGGAAGCGGAGCTGCTCGACCACGTACTGCAATGCGCCGGTGTACTCTTTCTTGCCCTCAACGAGCTTGTTGAAAAGAGGATGCGCGACGTTGTACGAGTCGATTGGATCGTTGCGAAGGAAGTAGTCGATAGCGGCGCGGGCGCCGTACGACAACTGTTCCGGGGTAAAAGGCATGTGAGACTCCTGAAAGAAAATGGTTTTTACCACTTTGCTTTCAGGCCGACGGTGCCTGTGCTGTAGCCCCGAGCGTTGGGCAGCGCGCAAGTTCTGCGCGGCGAGATTTAACGTCTGATACGCTCAGGCGCGAATCTACGGCAAGCGGGGCGTCTTTGTCAAGTTTCGCCACTTGAGCCCGAACGGCCGCGCAGTTAGCCGAAATTCCTTTTCGGTCATGACGCCGTGCTCGATGAGCAGCTTGCGAAACACCGCGAGCCAGGTTGGCCCATGATCCTGCACGCTGTTGCCGTATGCGTCGTAGGTGATCTGATGCGCGACTTCGTGCAGGACCGTCGCGACGTTCATCCCGCCGCGACCTTTGCGACTCGGCCCCTGCATGCAGATACGCCGTAGGACCGGCATGCACCAGCTATACCGGCACGACGGCCCCTGGTATACCGTTACAGGCTGGCAGCCTGCGGCGTCGAGCGCACTGTCGATAATGTGCTGGCACTGGTCGATGGTGAGGACGCAGACGTTGAAGTGATCGAAGCCGGCTTCCCAAGCATACGCCGGGTCACACTGCGGATCGTTGCCCCCAAGCGCTTTCGCCTTTTCTCGCATGACGCGCACCCCATCATCGTGCCTGCTCCATACCCGAGGATAACGCTTCGAGCATCGACTTGGGGCCGGTTTTGGCTCCCGCGCCGCCGGCCGGCTGTACCGGCCTGATCGGCTGCGGCTTTTTCACGGCCGGCACTACCGCGGCGGCTGCGGCGGGCGCCGCGACAGCCGGCAGCTTGACCGCTTTGTACGCGGCCTCGAATGTGGCCTTCCACTGGTTCGGGCGAATGTTTGCGAACGCCGCCTTGAGCGACGGCACGATGAGATCGAACTTGCGCTGGTAGTCCTTGTCGTCCTTCGAGAGCTGCTGGCCCAGCGTGTTCAGGTCACTGATGGCCGCGTCTTTCTCCGTCTTCGCGTCCGTGTCCGTCTTGGTCTTCGCCGCGGCGCTCGTGCGCTGTGCGTCGCTAAACTTTTTCTGCTCGCGCGCGACTGCAAGCTCGTCAGCGTGCCCCTTCGTGATCTGCCCGTACTTCACAGCTTGTGCGAGATCCGCATTCGCTGGATCGGACATCAGGTCTACTTCCGGCAGCGGCTTGCCGAGCTGCACGGATATCGTGCGCAACGACGTGCGCAGCATCTGGTACGCATGCTCCAGCCCTTCCGGCGTGCCGCTATTCGCGGCGCGCATGAAGCCGATCATCTCGGCGAACTGCTCGGGCGACGCGCCGGTGTCCTGGATCGACGTGATGAGCGCGCCCTGCACCTGCAAGGCTTCGTCGCGCTCCTTGACGAAGGCTACCAGCCCGCGTATACGATCTTGAGCGCGCTCGCTGAGCCGCTCGTCGATCGGGTCGTTGATATGGTCCGGTTCCTTCTTGGCGGCATCTGCCTCTGCCTTCTCGCGCGCCGCCTTGGCCTCCGGGGTTTCTGTCGCGTCGTCTTTCTTCTCGCCGTCCTTCTCGGTCTTGTCGTCGGTCTTGACGATTGGCTTCTCGCCCTTCTTCGGGGCTGAGTCGATCCCGGCTCCGAGCGCGTCGGCAAGCGACTTCGCACCTTCGCCGCCCGCGCCACCGGGGCCTGGGTCTGATCCCTGTACCTTATCGGCAAGCGTTACGGGCTCCGTCTGAGTGGCTTCGACCCCCTGTTCAGTGTCGTTTTGGGTGGTTTCAACCACCTGTTCTTCGTTCTCGGCCATGTCGATCTCTCTGTGTTATTTCGAGGGTGGCGCCGCGGGACGCGCGGCAGGTTTCATGGAAAGTGGTGGCATCGGCACTTGCGTACCCGGGATGTGACTTGGGATCGGCAGCGCGCCGCCGGGGGTGCCGCCGGGCGCCGCGCCGGGCGCTCCGGGCATCAAGCCGGTCGGATTCCCCGGTGTTGGGATGTGGTGCAGTGTCGCCTCGGCGCCCATCAGCATCGCCTCTTGGTCCGGCGGCAGTGCGCCCGTCAGGTTGACGTTCACCTTCAGTTGAGGGGGAACCGGCGGCGGCGGGGTCGGCATACCCTGCGGGATGAAGTCGTCGATGTCCAATCGGTCATCCATTCGATGCAGGGTTTCACGCATAACGTGAATGAGCGAGTCAGCCAATCCCGGATCGGTAAGCTGCATCTGGCGAATCTGCATGAGTGACTTTTCCAGAAGCGGCAGAATTGTCGTCCAGTTGGCTTTATCGGCTGCGAAGTTCGGCTTACCAGTCGTACCGGCACTGATGGATACCTCGGTCATTGTGAGCACGTCTTCGACATCCATGCCGGGCTTCGGCGGGGATTCGGGCACGCCCATCGGGTTCTGCGGAGACGGCGGCTGCGCGGGGGTGCCTAGATCCGGCCCAAGCCAGAAAGCGTTGGCGCCGCATACGCGCTGTACCCACTGCACGTCGCATTCTTGCGTCGAGACTTCGGCGGTGTACTGCGCGAATTCCGTCAGCACTTCCTCAAGCGTGTCGCGATCCGACCCGGTGCGCGAGGCGAAGCCCTGCTGTTGGATCTGCGCCTCGGTGGCGGTCTTCGGCTGGTTGCTGCCCTGTCCGGCGTTCTGCTGCAAGGCTTCCTGCACGCCTGAAATCGACTCCATGTCAGAACGAATCGGCGCGGTGTCGTAGAGCTGCGGGTTGTAGGTGCCGACCGGCTTCGCGATAAAGACATTTGCGAGCGGCTGGTCCGCAACCGTGCGAACCGGAATCAGCTCCTGCTGGTTCGCCTGAACTATCTTCTTCGCATCCGTCGGGTCTACGGCCGCAGAGTTGAATATGACGCCCGTTACAGAGCGCTCGCGCGCGAGACGCTGGTTGCTACGCGCGGACGAGAATTCGTCCTGTAGCTTGCGCAGGCGCCACGCGAGCGACTGTGGGTGGCGCTTCCCGTCGACCGGGTAGAACGCCAGGTAGAAGAACGGGTAGAACCGCGTCGACGCCTGCGGCGGCGGATACGGCTGTACGGCGAACTTCTTGACGCCTTCGATGAGTGTCTTCACCACGAAGTCGCGGCGGTCCCATATCTCGATGATCTTCGCGAATTCTATTGGCTTGCCCTGCGTGCCGCCGACCGCGGTGCTGCCCGGCGCGGTGCGCGAGAACTGTCCCTCGCCCGCCATGTTATCGCCGAGCTGTGATTCCGCGGCCTCGTCGTGCGTCGGGGCGTTGCGCTGGTAGTAGGACGTGACGCCCTTCAGATCGTCGTCCGTCAGGTCGGGGAAACGCTCTTTCAGCGTCTCTTTGACGACGTAGATGTCAGTCGAGATCCAGTCCGCCTCGATATAGTCGGCTAGATCCGACACGTTAAGCGCGACCTGAATGTCCTCGGCGCGCACGAAGTCGGCGACCATGCCGAAGCGCTGCTTTTTCAGCAATTTCGCCTTCACGCCCTCGATCTGGAAATCGAGCTCGGTCTTCTGCACTTCCAGGTCGTCGGATTGATTGCCTACAGCATCCTCGCCCGACTGAATCTGCGTGATCTTCGCCTTGATCGCCGCGGCCTTGTCCTGCAGCGTATTCAGGCTCGCTTCGAGCTGCGGCGCCGGCACCTTCTGTGTCAGCATCGTGCCCTTGACCCAACCTGGACCGACGGTCAGCGCGGAGCGGACCCACTTCTTGCCCGCTTTCTTGAGCTTGCCGTCGCGCCAGAGCTTGTCGATGACTAGCTCTAGTGTCTCGGCGAAGCGCGAAGCATTCTGGTTCGGTTGCTCGTCAACCTGCGCCGCGGCGCGCACACCGGGGTCCGGGTTCTGCGCGTAGAGGAAGCTGACGAGGATGTCAATGAACGATCCGATGAGGTTGGCGTCGCTGGCCCAGTTCGGGTCTGCGAGTCCGGCGGCGTAGCGACGGTCACGCGAGTATTGAATCCGCGCGTCGCGGTCGAAATCTCGCGCGGCGAGGTAGTCGCGCATCAACTTCGCGACGATGGCTTCCTCGGCGGCGACGCCCGCAGCGTCCTGCCCCAGTTTGTCGGTCGGCGTGGACGCGGCCTGCGCGCCGACGGCGCCCGCTTGATCCGCGACGCTCACGTTGCCTAGCAGGTCTGAATTATCGTCCATTGCCTCGCTCGATTATGTGCGGGGCCGGCGAGTCGCTCGGCTTCCCCACGATGATCTTCTTGTGGTCGGGCGCTACCGGGGTGAAGATTGGCTTCTGCCCCTTCGGCGTTAGTACCTCGTCGAGTCGCTCCGCCGTCTTTGCGATGTCGGCAGCGACTTCCTCGAAATTCACTCGCCCTCGTCCGCGGCGGAGTCCTTGAGCCCCTTGTCGACCGCGCCGAGCATGGACCCTTCGCCGCCCTTCTGGTGCTTGATAGCCATCCGCTTGAGCTGCACGCCGACGGTGTGCGACTTCTCGCCGTTCTCCAGCTCGGTCTGATCGACCGACTGCACGTGGCCCTCGCTCATCACGTGGAACACGTCACCGACTTGAGGCTCGGAGACTCCGAGTTTACCCATGTCCTCGGAATTCAGCGTGATCTTGTGCTCGTAGGTATACGGGCTCGGCTTCTGTGCGCCAACAGTCGTCGGCGAGAGCGACTCTTTCAGGGGCTTGCGCCCCATGTCGACGAACTTGGGACCGGCCATTAGACTTTGCTCTTGACCCAGCCGAGTTGCTTGGCTACGAACGCGAAGGCCGCCGGAACGCCGACGCAAACGACCGCGCCGACAACTGCGCCGACTACGACGCCCGTGGAAAACGTGAATGACAGCATGCTTGACTCCCAGGTAGAACGGGATAGGTTCGCGGCGAGTCTACCTGTAGCGGGGCTGGTTTGGCAACTTGTCCTTCCACTCGATCCAGGCCGCGGAGAACGGCTTAATCCCCTCCTCGCGCGGCGGAGCCGGCTGCGGGGCATTCATGATCTGGTCAACTGTGCGGCCCAGCAACCCCAGCACGTCGGCCTTGTCGTCGAGCTTTCCTGCGGGCATGGCCTCGACTTGGCTCAGCGCCTGCTCCATCCAGATTCTGTGTGGGCCGCGGTTCGGCGCGTGGACAATGCCGGTATTGGCGACGGCGACGAAGCCTTGCACCTTCGCCACCTTGTCTGCGTTGGACGGCTGGGGCCGCACGTCGAGGTAGATGCGCTTCTCGCGCATGGCTTTGTTCAGCGCCGGCCCCACCGCGTTGTGGATCACCCCCTTCTCGTCGAACCAGGTGCGCACACGCAACCGCTTCGCCATCGCCAGGAGGCTATCAATTCCCTTGTCCGATGTCACCTGCCCGCTCCACGTGTCGAGCAGGTAGATTTTCCCTTCCGCGTCCATGCCGAATACCGCGTGTTCCGTCCAGTCCGACCTAACCGTCTCCGTGACTGCTAAGTCCGAGTATCCTGCCACGCGCATCATCTGAATAGGCGGCCAGTGCTTCGGGTCGCTCCACACGATCTTGCTGCGGTCCAGTGTTGTGTTACCCATTGGCGTCGGACGCTGTTGGTATAGGCTCGACCACGTGCGCTGTCCGGCCTTGCTCTCGTTGCGCTCGAAGATTCCCCAGTGCTCCGCGGGGAACCACTCGGGCCACAGGTACTCGCCAATCTGCCGGCCGAGCGGATCGTCCGAGCGCTCGCACTTCGCCGGCAGGTTGAGCACTTCCCAGTAGAGCCCGTCGCGACACAGGATCATCCCGGATTCCCCGGCATAGTCTGCCGGCAGGATCGCGCCGGCCAAGTCATTCTCCGACCAGCGCGTCATAATAAAACTTAACCACGCGCCGGGCATCATGCGGGTCAGCAAGTCGTCCTGGTACGCCTCGATGGTCGCCTTCTGCGTCGCGGGCGAGTCCGCCTCCTGGCGCCCGGCCACCGGGTCATCCACGATCGCCCCGCTGGCGCGGTTTCCCGTGATGCCGGCGAGCAGGCCGGCGGACAGCATCTCTGACTCGTTGCTCAACCCCCAGTCCGCCGCCGCGTCGCGTGTGAGCGCGAGTGGCGTGTCCCAAATGTCGACGTACTCCGGCGAGCGCGCGATCTGCATGCACCGCTTCGCTTGGCGCTCGGCGAGTCCCGCGGCGTAGCTCGTGAGGATGATACGCGACTTGGGCTTCCGCCCCATCTCCCAAGTCGGCAGCACGACGGACGTGTAGCTCGACTTCGCGGCTCCCGGCGGCGCGTAAATCATACAGCGCCCGAATGGCCTGTTAGCCGTCCGTTGCAGCACGTCGAGTATGAGCGCGATGTGCGCCGGCATGTAGAACCGCGCCGGCCCCATCAGGTCTTCGTCCAGCTCCATCGGAGGCGTTGGGGCGAGTGGGATCGGCACGCTGAGCGCGAAGCTGTGCAAGCTCTCCTGCGCGCGTTGGCGGCGGATGATCTCACGGGCGGCGGCGCGCTTCGTCAGCTCGCTCGCGCTTTCAGTAGCCATACGAGGGCGTGGTAGTATTTCGTTGCAAGCTGGCGGACTCTCGGGGTGATGTGGCGCTCGTCTAGTATTTTCAGGACGCCATCGCTGTCGATGAACAAACAGGTGCCACCATACCGGACCAGGAGTTCTACCGCAATCGCGCCCTTGATGTGCGCGAGTCGCAGTGGGCCGTCCATCACGGCACCAGGAAGCCGATCATCGCTGCGACGATTCCTGTCAGGATGCAGTAGAAGCCCGTTATAATCGTGAACCCGGTCTGCGCGGTTCGCACCCGGTCGATGCCGATGCCGAGCAGGATCAGGCCGCAAAGGTGCAGCACAGTTCCTCGGCGTCGTCTTCCGCGTCCTCGTGATCGCGCCATGGCCATTGCCGGTAGCCGTTCACAGCCCTAGATACCGCTCAACCGCGTTGGCCCGGTTGCGCCCGACGCTCCAGCACATCGCGCGCCAGATCGGGTTGCGCCCCGGCATGTATAGCACGCGCTTGCCGGCGTCAGCACCGCCGCCCCATATCAGCGCCTCCGCACCGCTCACGCCGTCCTCGAAGTTACCGAACAGTGTGTTAAGAGATGCATACTTCCATCTGCTTATGGTGCGCGGCTCACGTCCGAACGGATTGATCGTGGACTCGCATGGCTCCCACGCCTGTGCGAGACAGAACCACGGCAACACGATGAAGCCGAGGAGCTGCGCCGAGAAGTAGACGATGTACTTCAGCACGATCATGGTTACATCTCCGTCACGATTGTTGAAACCGCTAGCGCCACCTTCGCCAGCACTATCGCCAGCCCTAGCAGCAGTGCAGTCAGGCCGATGTTAGCTGTCGGCGGGTCTTTCGCCAGATTGGTCGTCAGCGCTCCGCCCACCACGAGTGCGATTGCGACGATGTAGGCTGGGCTCATTGTTCGCTCACTATAGTCTGCAATTCCGCCATGGAGTAGCGCTTCGTTCCGCCCTTCTCCGTGATGTCCACCGCGATTGCCTTTACCTGCGGCACAGTGAACTTCGCCAACTCGATGAACAGTTCCACGGCTCCGGCCGGGTTCGGGGCGCGCAGCATCTTACCCTCGGAGTCGAACACTCCGCAGGCAACCTGGTGAATCCACGCTTCGACATTTTCGATGTTGCCTTGCGCCAGCTCGGCGAAGGCGCGGCGGATTCGCGCGCGGCTCACGTTGTCGATCTTGCCAACGCTCAGCGCGGGGATGTGCGCCGGCAGCGTGCCGTTCAGGGAGCGCTCGATGCGTTCCTCACTGGGCATCTCGAAGCCTGGGCCGAGTAGCGCTCGCGCGCCGAAGTCGCTGGTGCTCATTTGGGGAGCGTAGTGCCCGTCAGGCACTACCGTCAAGCGCGTCAATCTTCGCACGTTTGTGGCGCGTAAAGCCCGTTGTGGCGCGTAACGTGCTTTTTATGGCGCGTATAATATGTTAACAGCGAGTCGTGAAAAGCATTAAGCACCGACGCATCAGGCGCGTACCCGTACCAAACCCGCCGTCTTCTACAGCGGGGGGCTGCCCCCTCTCAATCTCAACGCAAAAAGCATGGCTGCGGCATGCGCACCGCATGAGCAAGGCGCCGAGCTACGCGCGCACCCGCATGAGCAAGGCGCCGATCGGCGCCTTGCTCATAACCGCCTGGAGCGGTTAGCGATGGGACATATTATTGCCGCAATTAGCGGCCAGCGAACCGCTGTCATATTAAATTGTCGGAATTGTTTACGGTCGCCGCGAGTCGTCGATCGGAAATAGCGGCGCGCGGTGGGCGCGTTCGCGGGATGCTAGACACCATA